TATCATAGCTAAAGAAGTCGCACCATTGCGCACCTGTGCAGGCCATTTGTGCCATCATTTGAATTTTATATTTTGTTGGTGGTTCACCTTCTTTAATATAAGACCAATGCGTAGCACTATTAGGATTTTTTATTTCTAACAAGTTATAAGTTCCATCATTATTTTTAATAATGCCATCAGGTGAGCAGCCAAACCATTCAATTGTTTTATGTTTCACAAATGGCAGTTCCTCAACAAAAGTTTCAGTCAATAACTCGTATGCTTGACGTGCTTTAGGTTCTTCTTCTGTGCCACGAATCATTGCTTCATTTTTATATGATTCTTCAACAACACCTGTTACTCGCTGAATAGCCAATTCAATTAAATAATTTTGTCGGCTAGCACTTGGGCCTGTTTTAGTTTTAGCCATAATGTCTGCAACTCGTGAAGCTGTAACATGGCCTAATCTTAATTGCAACCATTCAGGCGTTCCTTGTATGATGTCAGACATTGTTTGTTCCTTCCAATTTATATTCAGCTACTACACAAACTTCTTTAAATTTATTCTTAACTTTTTTATTTGTGGTTGTTATGTCATAACCTTTTTTGCGTAAGTTAAAAACAGTATCGGCTAATCTATATATGCCTAATTGAGTCCATGCTTTTAATGGATCAATCTTGCCATGCTTTTCTAAATACTCGGTTAAACGTTCTTGTTGGTTCATATTATTCCCCTAGTTCAAGTTTACGATCAGATAAATACTTCTTTAACTTTGCTAATGATGCCTGGTCAAAGTTTGCGTGTTGCTTATATATAGCCATTAACTCCTCAATTGATTCAGCTTTATTAATTTCTTTAATAGCTTCTTCTAATTCATCTGAAGTTGTAGGTTCAGATTGTGGTAAATCCTCGCCAGCGTATATATAAAGACCAATACCATGTAAAGCGATAGCTTTGGCTAAACAACGTTGCATAGCAGTATTAACTGCCATAGCGTCAGGATTCATTACAGCTTTATTTTTATAATCTAATACAGGAAGTTGAGCTGTCATAGTTTTACCAAAAGCTGTGACTGAACAAAATACCATTAAAGTATCGCCAAATTGACGTGGCTCTTTATATTCCCATGTGGCTTGTGGATCATTAGATAATAATTGATCTACTGCCCAAGCCCATGAAAGATACGTTAAATTGCCTTTCTTTTCCGTATGGTCATTAACATTAATCTTTTTTAATTCGTTAAAAGTAATCATTTACCGCTCCTTAATTGTTTTGCTAAAGTTATTGCTTTTTTAAATCTAAAACCTTTTGAATATAAAAATATAACGTCTCTAATATAGTTAATCATAGAAAATCCCCATGTGAATGGCCCATGTCATACATTTGGTCAAAAGGGCCTTGATAGACATTAGCTTCATTTAACTTTTTTTCTGTAATACCCATCGCTTCCTCAAAAAAGGCATTACTTATAGACTTGGCAAAAAGATTAACGCTAATCATATCGCCACGTTCATTAGCCCAATATAAAGCACGAATCGTGCCAGCTAGCTGTTCCATGTCCATGTAAGCTAAAACTTCTACTGGGTCAGTATCAATTAAATCTTCAGCGTATTCTTGTTGGATAGTCATATTAAGCTCCGAAATGTTTGCAAAGTATTGGATAAAGCACATACAACCATAATGCGCAGTATGCGTAGAACGCTAGAACCGTAACGATAATGCCTTTTGTTTTCATATTTCCTCCATAAATTTAAAAACTACAGTTGCATTATTAACTATTTGTTATTATGATGTCAACAACTATTTAACAAAAAGTTATAGGAAAAAACATGACAGATAGCGAAATTATTGAGTTTTATGGCGGTTCTAAAGCCCTTTGTAAGCGCCTGGGCTGGTCAGGAATTAGCCAAGAAATTAAGGTTTATCAATGGAAAAAGCGAGGTATTCCAGCCAAAATCAAGCTTCAATACCCTGAAATCTTTTTAAAACGTAAATTTAAACAATAGGGATTATATGCACTATTTTCAACATAATATAGCGGATTATCGCAAGGATACCATGCACCTATCGCTATTAGAACATGGGGTTTATAGGCAATTATTAGATCAATATTACCTTAATGAACAGCCATTATCAGATGATCCTGAACGCATTATGAGATTAATTAATGCTAAAACTGATGAGGAAAAACAGGCAGTTTTAAACATTTTAAGTGATTTTTTTGAAGAAACTACTATTGGATTTATTCATAAAAGATGTGATTTAGAGATAAAAACATACAATGAAAAATCAATCAAAGCTTCAAATTCTGCTAAAATACGCTGGGATAATGCAAATGGTATGCAATCGCATAGCGAACCCAATGCTAACCATAAACCAATAACCATTAACCATAAACCAATAACCAATATAAAACCCTTGTCCGATTTTGATTTATTTTGGATGGCATATCCTAAAAAAGTCGGTAAAGAAGCTGCAAGAAAATCTTGGGATAAGGTTAAACCTGATTTAAAGACTGTATTAGAAACACTTAAATGGCAAAAACAAAGCGATCAATGGTTTAAGAATAATGGGCAATACATACCGAACCCAAGCACGTATCTTAATCAACATAGATTTTTAGACCAACGCAATGATAATAGGGAGGCATTTTGATAGAACAAGAAAAGATTGGCTTTAAAGACATGATGCACTCTGTCACTACAATTTATTCAAGGCCTGACTTGGATCGTGAAACTTTGCGCATATGGTGGGCTAAACTAGAAAAATATGAGTTTATGGTTGTATCAAAAGCTTTTGATCGTTATGTCAATTCCAATAAGTTTATGCCAACCATATCTGACATATTAGATATTTGTAGGATGCAAGAACCTAAAGAATTTATAAAAGCATTACCCAGGCATTTTACTGAACAAGAAATACGAAATAACCATGACAGAATGAAACGAGTTGCTAGCGAAATAGCAAGCAGGCCAACTGCCGATCCTAAAGCATGGGCTAGACGAATATTAAATGATTCAGAAAAAGGCAGATATAAAAATGAAATTGGTATTAAATTTGCTAGAGAGGCTTTGAAAGTAAAATGAATTATTTATCTGTTTGTAGTGGCATAGAAGCAGCAACAGTAGCATGGCATGACATGGGATGGAATCCTATTGGATTTTCAGAAATAGAAAAATTCCCTAGTCAATTATTACAACATCATTATCCAAATGTTACTAACTTTGGTGATATGACAAAATATAAGGAGTGGAAATTAAATGACACAATCGGACTTTTGGTTGGAGGAACGCCCTGTCAATCTTTTAGTGTTGCAGGCTTACGAAAAGGTCTTGAAGACCCAAGAGGAAACCTCATGCTCACCTATCTCGGTATTGCAGACCACTTTAAACCAAAATGGATTTTATGGGAAAATGTACCAGGCGTTCTCTCTAGTAACGGAGGAAAAGACTTTGCCTGTTTCCTTCAAGGGTTGGCTGAACTCGGGTATGGGTTCGCCTACAGAGTTCTTGACGCTCAACATTTCGGAGTGCCACAAAGACGCAGACGTGTGTTCGTTATCGGATGTCTTGGAGATTGGCGAAGTGCAGCCAAAGTATTATTTGAGTCAGAAAGCTTGTGCAGGGATATTACGCCGAGCAGAAGTGAGAGGAAAGAAATTGCCAAGTGCATTACAACAGGCATTGGAACAAGGCTTGATGGAGAAACAGATACTTTTGTAATAAAAGTTTATGAAAATCATCTTTCAGATAGTCGTGTAAAAGAAATGGGTAATATATGTCAAACTATAACTTCAAGCTGGGAAACTGGCGGAGGAAATATTCCATTTGCTTTGGCAGAAAATACAATTGGCAGACAACCACAAAATGGTGGTAACGGTGATGGTTTTACTGAAGGTGGTCCAATGTATACATTAAATGCAACAGGTGTTCATGGGGTTGCACTTCCAATTTCTTGGGATTCTGAATTAAATCCTAATGTAGATAAAATGGGAACTTTAATGCGTGGCGGTCAAGGTGGAAGAATGGATGGTGTAATGCAAACTAATATGAAAGTTCGTAGATTAACTCCAATTGAATGTGAAAGATTACAAGGATTTTCTGATAATTATACAAACATTAAAGAAAATTGCCCTGATGGTCATAGATATAAAGCATTAGGTAACTCTATGGCAGTTCCTGTAATGAAATGGATAGGACAAAGAATTAATTATGTTAATGGATTGTGAGTATTGCAATGAAAATCGTGGTCGTTTTAATTTTAATAACGAGTGTTGTTGGGTGCGCTGGCTACGACGTGCTTATAAACCACACGCAAGGTCAATGCTTGAACGATACGAAAAGAAACATGGTCGAGCAGAGA